GGATATTAACTTTGTCCAGGACACTTACATCAAACCATATCAAAGCAATGGTGATGAAGTGCAGAACATTGATTATCAAAACAAACACTACAATTGGAAATAAGGAGAGAGAAAATGAAAATAGAAAAAAATATACCTTTACCACAATACAATTGGTATCAAACTAAGATTGATAAATATGATGAGATAGCAAAAAAAATGGAAAAAGGGGATTCAGTTTTATTTCATGAAACACAAAACTTTGGTTGCACAAATAAAGAAGCATTAAAGTTATTTAATAAAATAAAAAAAATTTATGGAAAAGGTTCTGCTAGAACTGCAAGTTTTGTAGAAACTTATGAGCCATATAAAAAAGCTACTAGAGTTTGGAGAGTAAAATAATATGACAATTAAAAATGATCTATATGTTTATAGGGTAAGGCATGGCAGCACAAGAATAAGAAAATACAAACTTAGTAAATTTTTATCAAATGTAAATGATACATTATTTACAAAAAGATTTTTTATAAATAAAAAAGACGCAGAAAATTATTTAAAAAAATAATAATTATTTATACCAATACTTATTGTAGTTCTCATTGTTATAGAGAACTACATCCCATTCTATTTTTCGTTTAACACTTTTTTTAGCAAACTCTATAGCATCCTTTTCCAATGCAAACAGTACATTGCTAAAGCTAGTAAATTTATCTTTAGGTTTCCAAATTACAAAATACATAAAAAAAAGGGGGAGATTTCTCTCCCCCTCAATCACACAACAAATAAATATAAGAGTTTCTTTTACAAAGCTCTTATAGTTTTCACATTTAATGACACTTACTTTTTTCTGTTATCCCATACTCTTTTAAAGAGGGAGCTATTGGGTTATTAGTGAGAGAAGTGTCTTGCCTCAATAATTCGGTTGCTTCTTTAGTGAAGTAATCAAGTGGTCTTTTAAAAAACTCTGCAATCTGAATTAAACGTACAGATGATATTGTATTTTTACCTTGTTCATATTTAGATACTTGTTGGTATTTAACATCAAGTGCTTTAGCTAATTCTGTTTGTGTGCAGAACACTTTTTTTTCAAATGCTCTTGTTGGCAGCTCTGGGTCGCCAGCATTTATTATTTTAATTCTATTGTACCTAGCCTCTGTTATTCTACCGCCAATTAATTTATTCATGGCCTTATCCATTTCTGTTAATTGGTGTTTTTTATATTGTCTTTTCATTCTTCCTCTCTTTTGAGCAGACTCCTAGCCTACAGTTTTTTACAACTTTAAAGTTCATCAGTTATTAAGGCGAATACATGAACTTGGCATCTTCATTTTCTACCAAGCATATTTGCCTAAAAGTCTTTACATACTTTTTAAATGCAACACTTGAATGAACACATTGCCTAGACTTACCAGACTTAGCCGGTTTCATAATCTCTGCATGGTACTTCTCAAGTTTTGCATAACGTCTTGTAAGACTGTTACTTTTCTTTAAAGCCATCCTCTTTAGACTCCTCATCTTTGGTTAATTTAATCCTAGATTTATCAAACTTAATATCTAGGACAGTAACCCTAGCATCATCGCTAGGAGTATTTGATTTTGCAGCTATCTCTGCATTTTCAAATTCTTCATCAACTTTAAAGTTAGCTTCAAAAAAACTTTCTTTTGTTACTTTGCTCATTTTCTAAACTCCATTGTTGAATAACTTTTATTAACTTTAAGTGTAGGTATTAATTTTAATTGTTTTTTAGATAAGGTAATATTTCTATGAGCCTGGTTGCTTTTACTAATTAGATTTAATTTACGAAACTCTGCAATCAAAGCACCAGCTCTAGCTCTAGTAAAATGAAACTTTTCACTTATCTCTTTGTAAGTTGGAGCATAGTCATAAGTTTCAATAAAGTGCTTTATAAAATCAAGCACATCTTTTTTTATTTGGCTTAGGTAAATATGACCATTGCCATTGCCATTTCCATTTTTAAGTATCATTTAATTTCCTCAAATAAATTTGTTACGTTGGTTTTAGTAGTTCGTAAATCATTGCCATCGCTTGCTAGACTTTTTAAATAGTTAATTAACTTTTGGTTAAACCAATTAGATTTTTCTAAATCCATAATTGCCTTTTCTAGTGTTTGCCCTCCTTTAGCACCAAACCTAGATAAGTATTTCATTGCTGATCCTCTCAAAAAGCCGATGTTTTCTTCTGGAGTCATTTGACTCATAATGGCATCGCAAGTTTGTATTCCTTTTTGATAGTGAGGAGGGTTTTTACTTTCCATGTTAATCTTTCTTCATTGGGTCGTTTAATTTAATTGATATATCTGGTTGCCCAGCTTTTTCTGGATCAGTACCTTTCTCAGTATTAAGCCAAGCCGAAGCATTTTTTTTAACACCATTTAAAGTGACATTGCCGGTGTAATGGGGATATTTTTTACCTGGCTCATCATTGGGTTTGCTTTGACGCTTCCATAAAGCACCAGAATTATCATAATTGTTATCTGCCATTTGTTCCTCTTGATTGTATTTGTGATTTTAGTTTGTTGTATTCTGTATCAACTCTTAGCTGTTCAATAGGGTCAGCTGCTATTAAATGTAAATCATCTTTGTATTTATCTTTAATAGGAGTTAAATTTTTTTCGAAATAAAGTTGTGACTTAGAATGTTTGGCAACAGTTTGCATTTGACCAATCCAATCATTAGCTAGTTCAACAATAGTTTTAGTTTGTGTTTTAACTTCTTGCTTAGCTTTTGGTTTAGGTTTGCTTAGAAACTGTTCCATTTCCTCAGCTGTTGCAATCTCATCCCCAAAAAAGCCTAAGAAACTGAGAGCTCTACCACAGCTTACTGTCGATTGTTTTTCAAATTCTTTGTCTTTGTTTTGTATTTGTTTTGATAAACCAGTTGAAACTAATTTATCGTCTAAAAAAATTTCTGTTTTAAATTTATGAATACCCTCAGGTAAATCAAAACTATCGGTTACAATTCTAATTCTTTCACCAAAATATTCTCTAACAAATTTTAATCTATAAGGTACTGTTAAGTATTTACCTTTAGCACCTAAGTTCGCATAATCGCTATCATCAATATCATTTCTAAATTGTTGAATAGCATCAATTAGTGTTTTCATTTCTCTCCTTTAATTGGTCTAACTCTTTTTTTAAGTTGCCATTTAGTTGTTTGTGATCTTGTTCTATTTCCCTTACATCTTTTAGTTCCTTGCTAAGCCTATCAATTTCGTTTTCTTGCTTTAGCAGCAATGAGTTTTTATCTACTAACTTTTGGATTAGTTGGTCTTTTGGTAAAGACTCATAGTGTGCAATTAATTGTTTAAAGTTCATAGTAACCTCTAAATCTTTTAATAATTTCTGGATCTAAACCTTTCCACCAGAAGCCATCTTTTCTTATTTCTGATAGGTCAGGTTTGCAAAGTTTTGCTAGAACTTTAGGGTCGCCATTAGCTAATTCTAATTTTGTTTCCCAACATTTTTGGTAAAGAACTAATTCTTCATAATAATATTGTAAGCTCTCAGGTCTAAGTTCTACACAGTTGCTAGGTGTAAAAACAACTCTATCGCTATCACTTGCATAAGTCAGGCAAGGTTTTAGTTTTGGTAGTTCCTTACTGTACAAGGCAAGTTGCATACAGTCTGAGTGGTATGGAACTTTTGGGCATTTTCTTTTTGAATAGCTAAAACCTTTTTTAGTTTTAGTTAGTGTGCCAAATACATTTTTAATATCAAAAAATTCTGTTTGGCCAACCAAATCTACATACATTAAAAAATATGTATTAATGCCATCTGCCCAATGTGTGTATTCTAATTCATCTTGCCAGGTTTGTTTGCCTACTTCATCAATGTTAGCTAAATGGTTATTAACTAAATCTTCCATGTTATCTATGATGTGACCAAACTTTAAATCATCTTTTTCATCAATACTTTTGTAATTAGTTATTCTATCTTGCACAGACTCTAGTGCTTGTTGGTAAGATAAATTTTTACATAAAATTCTTTGAATTATTTCATGTGCAATCGTACCGCCAGTAAAAGAACAATTACTTGGTAAGTTAGCTTTTTCTTTTGGGGTTAGTACAATGTAGTTTCTGAATCTTATATCGTCAGGAATAGTGTTCTGGCTTTTAGATGTATGTGCCAGGTTAAATTTTTTGTAACAATCGCCTAATATTTTTGGGTGATTCGTCATATAAGAAATATATAACGATATTGTATTTAAAAATCAACAGTATTATAGTTTATCTATAACAAAGATTATCGCCATTGATTATCATTGGGATAGTTAGCAGCTACAAATCTTGATGATGCCTCAACAGTTACATTTTTTGCAATTACACTAATTTTATCATCACTTATGGTAGATTTATCAACAATGTCATAATTACCATTATCGGTAGGTTCTAAGTAACCAACATAAAGTTTTTTTGTTTTTCTCTCTCTGCTAATAGATAACCCATAAACAGCATCACTTTCTATACCATGTAAAGGTTTAAAATATCTAACTGACCCTGATAATGAGCCAAATCGCATATAAAGAAATTGGTAATTTTTCCATTTTTCAATCACATTTAATTTTTTTGTTTCTTTTTTTTGATAAATTCTTACTTGACCATTTTTTTGAAGTTCACCAATACCATTTATTATTGTATC